GGCCGAGTCGTTGGTCCCGTTGTAGGAGTCCGAACGGATCCGGTAGTAGTAGAGGGTGGACGCGGTCAGTCCGGTGTTGCTGAAGCTGGTCGCGCTGGCTGCCGTGGTGGTGACCAGGGACCAGTTTGTGTTGTCCGTGGACCGCTCGATGCGGAACCCGGTCTCGACCCCTGACTTGTCCGTCCACGACAGGTTGATCTGCGTGGATGACGCTGCGGTCGCCGTGAATGACTGGACGGCAGCCGGGGTGGTGACGCTGGAGGCGGTGACCCAAGAGGAGCTGCCTGCCGCGTTGGTGGCCCTGATTCTGTAGAGGTAGGCCGTGGACTCCGTCCTGCCCGTGTGGGAGTAGGAGACGGCGTTGGCTGCCGTGGTGGTGACCGACGAGTAGGTCGAGCCTGCGTTGGTGGAGACCTCGATGTCGAAGCCGGTCTCGGTGCTTGAGGCATCCGTCCATGCCAGGCTGACGGAGTCCGCAAAGCTCGAGGTGGCCGTGAACCCCGTGGGTGCCGCAGGGATGCCGAGAGTAGAGACTCCTCCGGAGGAGTTCTGGCTTGCCGCGGTCTTGGTGCTCTCGTCGAACGACTTGAAGGAGCTCACCCAGTAGTAGTAGGTGGTCCCGGCTGCCGGGGCGCTTGCCCCGCTGTTGGTCGCGTTGTCCGTGTAGGACTGCACCCCGGGCCCGGTCGAGTTGAGTAGGGTAGCCCCGGTCGTCGTGTTTGAGGTGTTCCTGTAGATGTAGAAGCCGCTCTCGTCGCTTGAGGCATCCGTCCAGGTGACCGTGACCGCAACCGCAGTCGTGCTGGCGCTGGCACTCACCCCGGTAGGGGCGGTCGGCGGAGCTGGGATGGCAGCCAAGGTCGATCCGGACGTTTCTATGAGTGAGCTTTGGGCCGCAGCACCACGTTCGGCTGCAATCCGGAAGTTGTAGGTTCGGTCAGGCGTCAGTCCGGAGATCGTGGCAGAGGTCGCGTTGGCACCCGGAGCCGCGGCACTGGTCCAAAATGAGTTTCCGGAGAGCTTGTACTGGAGCAGGTAACCCGTATTCCTGGTCGAGTTGTCCGTCCACGAAAGGCTGACGGAGCTTGAGGTGGACGACGTCACCGTGAAATTGGAAGGCGCGTTCGGCCTGGTCCAGCAGGATGTCGAGTTGCCGGTTCCGTATGCTGAGTTTCCGGTGGCGTTCACGGCACGGACCCGGTAGTCGTAGAGAGATGCCTCGGTAAGTCCCGTGTTCGTGTACGACGTCGTGTTTGCCCCAACGGTTGCGATGTTGGACCAGGATCCAAATTGCTGCTGCTGGTCGTCGGCAATCCTCCGATCTATCTCGAATCCTGTTTCGTTTCCAGAATTGTCCTCCCACGCGACTCTGAGGCTTGCGTTGGTGGCGAACGCCAGGTTCACGAACACGTTCGATGGCGCATTGGGGACCACACCCGCCGCGGTGGTGGCGTTCGCGTTGCTGCTCGGGTTCGCGGAGTCGTAGCAGTTGACCGCGTTCACGCGGTAGTACCGCGTGGTTCCACCGGAGAGAGAAGTGTCGGAGTATGTCAGGGTCGGGGCAGCCACGGTCGCAATCTGCGTCCAAGGAGCGTTGCCATCGGCGGATCGCCACACGTCGTAGGCTTGTGCCTGGTTTGGCGATGCGGTGCTGTCGGCGTCCCACGACAGGTTGATCGTCGTGGAGCCGCTGGCGGTCGCTACGAGGCCGGTGACCACGTCGGGCTCCATGTTTGCGGTGCAGCCAACGGAGGTGCTTCCGCTCTGCGTGAGCCATTGGGACCAGTTGTTGGCATCGCTTACGGAACGAACCCGATACCTGTAGGTGTTTCCGGAAGAGATCGTGGTGTCCGTGTAGACGATGGTTGATCCAAGGTCTTCCGGAGTCGCGTCGTAGGTCGTGTACGCAAGGTCCGTGAAACTTCCGTTGTTGGTCGATCTCTGGACTTGATACCAGACTGCGGTCGCAGAGTTGTCGCGGAACGAGATATAGATTTCGCTTCCCTTGTTGACAACGCTCATGTCGGTCGGCGGTTCTACCTGCGCGACCAAGAGGACAGATGCCGCGTATGCGCTTTCCCCAAACCCGTTCGTAGCCTTGATTCTTGCGTCAAGTACAATTCCCTCATACTCGTTGCCGACAAAGATTAGGACGCTCGGAACCGTGGTAACCAACGTATTCCACTCAAACTTGAATGAAGTGTCGCTAGCGCGTCGCCACTCCACTACATAAGCAGTCGCTTGATTTTCCGGGAGTCCGCCCGTTCCCGGCTCCCAGCGGGCGTAGAGGAATCCCGGAGGTTGCAGCCCCGTGCTGAAGTCGGGGTCGATGAGCCACCCGGGTTCCACGTTCGTCGGGACCGGAGGAACGTCGGTTGCCCCGAGCGACGTCGGGATGAACCGGAACCGCCGCTTCCTCCCGACCGATGCGGCCCCAAATGAGGTTCCGTTCATCGGGAGCGAGCTGAGATCTGAGTTCGGGTTCGAGTTAGTCATGGGTGAGTCTTTGCCATCCAGTTGAGACCTGTGTTCCTTGGTCCTCCGAAGGAGCGCCTGTGGGCATCCTCGAAGCGTTCCATTTCCTTGTCCATGTCCCTCTGCTTCCTCTCGCGGATCATGCGGTCAACGTCCACGGCGACCGCCTTGGCCCAGTACCCCACGGCCATGCTCAGGGCGTCGAGGCGGTCATCGTGGCGGAGGCTTCCCCTGTCCCGGGTGATCCGGGTGAGCTGGTGGAAGAGCATGTAGGAGAGCTGCTTCTCCGGGGGGAGTCCCTTGGTGGACTCGTAGTCGGCCCTGACGACCGCCGGCTGCACCACCAGCCTGTGCTGGTTCATCACGGGCTCGAGGGTGTCGATGATCCGCTTCTCCTTCTGGGTGGAGTGGCGGACCTCCTCGGTGGTGCAGGGCCATGTCTCCCGGAGGTACGGGGTGAGGAGCTGGGTGAACATCCCGTCCCCGAAGTTCGACTCGACGAGGATGCGGTTGACCTTCTGGTCCCTGGCGACCTTGGCGAGTGCCTTGAGGTTCTCCGGGGTGTAGCCGCCGCGGAGGCCGCCGGCTGCCGTGAGGTGCATCCAGCCGTTGAGCATCTTGATGACCGCGTAGCCGGTCTCGTCCTCGCCACGTCCCGAGGGGTCGATTGCCATGACGGAGCCCGTGTAGGGCAGGAACTTCTCGGAGATGACCTGCGGCCTGTGCCAGCGGTCTCCCTTGAAGCCCACGGACGGGAGGTCTTCCTCGACCCGGTCGGAGGCTCCTGACCAGACGAGCCGCTCAGGACCCTGCTCCGGGTCGCCTCCATAGGAAATGAGGTCGGAGAGCCTCAACGGATACCGCTCGGCGTCACTCAGGGACGTGCTGAGCATGAACTGGAGCTGGAACCCGGACCTGCCCCAGGACAGGGCCCGCTCCTGGAGGTCCTCCTTCGAGAACCTCTTGGGATCCGTGGGCTCTCCGACCCTCGACTCGGACCACTCTTCCGTGACCGAGGGGGCAAGTCTTCCGCCGTAGGACTGGATCTCCTCTTCCTTGGGGTACAGGGCCGGCCAGATGCGGCACTCGTAGCCGCGTTCGTTCAGGACGTGGTAGATGGACTCCTCGGTCTGCGGGGTGCCGAGGAACACCACCCTGCCCCCTGGCTTGATGATGGCATCCACTTCCTTGATCCGCTCCTGGAGCTGCTCCCTCATGGTGGTGGTGGCCGAGTTGTTGGACACCTCCACGTCGTCGAGGATGACGCAGTCCGCACGGGAGCCCGTGAGCTGCCCCGTGACGCCGAGGCTCTTCACGCTCGGTGCATGGCTCGGGGGAGCCGGGGCCACGTCGAAGGCGATGGAGGAGTTCCTCTGGGCATCCCTCGGTGCCAGGTGGTGAAACAGGGGCACCGCCGCCATGAGCTTCTTGCAGAAGTTGGTGAACTCGTCCGCCCTCTGCTTGGATGCCGACACGACGAGGAACTGCTTCGAGGGGTCCAGCATGAGCTGGTGCATCACGAAGGCGGACGTGATCCAGCTCTTGCCCACCCCACGGAAGGCCATGAGCACCTGCCTCCGTGGCCCGTTCTGGACCCAGTCGGCCATCTCGTACTGGACCTTGGTGGGCTCGGGGAGCCCGATGGCGTTCCAGGTGAGGTAGAGGACGTTGCGGAAGTCCTTCAGCCTCGGGTCAAGGTTGTCCTGCAAGCGTCAGGTCCCGAACTTGCGCTCGACCTCTGTGTCGAAGGGGAGGTTCTGCGCCAGCCGCAGCATGGGGGTTCCCTCGAGTGCCGCCTGGTCGATGCAGTTGTCCTTGAGCATCTGGCGGGCGACGTTGAGGTCAGCCGGGGTGGCCTCACCGGACTGGATCCGGCGCACCAGTTCCCCGCAGAGGAGGGAGTGGAGGTCCTTGAGGACCTGCTTGTCAGCCATTGGCGACGTAGGCGATCAGGGTGTGGTTGCTGCCGATGGCCGCCGAGGTGCAGACGCGCATCAGCGGGAAGCCCTGGACGACCTTGACGTAGGTGCGGTAGCCGCCGTTCGATGTCCAGTCAGGGGTGACCCCGACAGGGAGGGTCATCGCGGAGACGAGGAAAGAGTCGATGGTGACCCAGTCCACGCCGTCGAGGGAGCCCTGGAGGGCAACGGTGCCCGAGGTGGTCGGGGTAGCCGTAGCGGTCGCCTTGACCTCCGCGACGAATACGCTGGTGTAGCCAACGACGGGGCGGTAGGCAGTCGCGGTTCCGGTGATGGCCGATCCAGCGGCCTGGTTGACGAGGGTGACGGTCTGCATGTGGTTACTTTGAGAAGAGGTGGATGAGGAGGGACACGGCAGCCGAGACTGCCCCGGCTCCCCCGATGATGAACGAGCGGGCGTGTTCGAGTTCCCGCAGGCGGTTGTCGTGGTCCTTGATCTGCTCCTGCTGGTGGCCCTGCATGGAGAGCAGGGAATCGACCTTGCCCTCGAGGCGACCGATGGCGAGGAACAGCTCGTCGTGGTGCTGCTGAGTCATGGTCAGCTCAACCGGAGGAACCACATGCGCCAGGAAGCCTGCGTCCCGGCGGTGCCTGTCCCGGAGTCCGTGAAGTTCGGTTCGTTGCCCCAGCCTGCACCGGACGCACCCGTGTACTTGAAGTAATAGAAGCTGTTGGCGGCGATGGTGATCTCGCCTCCGACTCCGGTTCCCGGGTTGTATTCGTCGTCATTGGGGTTCAGGACCAGGAAGCCCCACGGGTTGAGGACATCGTCCGGGCTCGAGACGTTTGAGATTCCCGTGAGGCCCCACCTCGACCGGCTGTACATGAGCAGGATCTTGATGGGGTTGGAGGTGTTGTTGTTGATCCGGAAGAAGTTCTGCCCGCTGTTCTCGGCAAATGCGTTCGTTGCGCTCTTGTAGGTGACGACGTTGAGGCGCGAGTTGACCGAGTTGGACAGGCGGCACTCAACCTGCACCGTGGAGGTCGAGACGACCGTGGCCGTGATTGGGTTGATGTTCCAGTCCATGAACCCCTTGGAATCGACGTAGCCCTTGGTGGCTGCATCGGAGGCATTGACCGGGGTTGCGACCGACGTGACGAGCTGGCTGCCCATGCCCACGGACCCGGTCGGTGCCGCCATCTGGTCGAGGCGGTTCGTGCGGACAGTCGTGTTGAAGTCCGTGATCTTGGACGCGGTCAGGTCCGGGATGTCGGCAGCGGCGAGGACACGGAAGTCGGGGATGCCGGCTCCGTTCGACGGTGCGGCAAGCACCTTGTTCTGGTCGAACTTGGAGAACCCGACGTTGAGGTCACCGGAGCTGAGGATCGGGGAGTTCCCAACGGTGAAGATGCTGGGCATCGTCAGGCCCACGCTGGTCACGGTCCCCGAGGACGGCCCGAAGGCCACCGAATCGACGTAGCCCTTCGTGGCGAAGTCCGTGGATGCGCTTGGGTTCACCCCACCGACGATCTTTCGTCCTCCTGCGTTCCACACGTTGTTCACGGGGTCCAAGGGCAACCCGTTGGCACCCACGTCGTTGGCCTCCTGGGCGACGTAGAGGTTGTTGAGCATCGCCGTGTCGAGGTCGGATGCCGTGAGGACGTCTCCATCCTCGAAGTCAACGAGGCGCGTTGCCGCCGTGGTCGGGGTCTGCCGCTCGATCCGGACGTTGTCCCCTGCGGCTGCCCCGGATGCCAGGGTCACCGAGGGTGCGCTGAGGCTCCCCGAGACGGTTGCGGTCGTCACCAGGCTCCCGTTGAGGTAGACCTTGATGTGCGAGGACTGGAGTGCGGCCCCGCCGGGGAACGTGACGGGACCGAACACGGTCTGGCCGTTGGTGGCCGTGTAGGTGACGCTTGCGTATGGCATTGTTGTGGTTCTCAGCGGAGCATGGAAGCCTTGACCTCGCGGCTGTGAGCCACGGCCCTGGCGAGTTCAGGGGATTCCTGCATGAGCTGCTGCATGGCAGCCCTGCGGTAGTTGGAGACGTATCCACGGACGAGGGACACGCGGGGTGAGTCGAGGTTGTCCTGTCCCATCTGCGGGAGCTGCCGGTAGAAGGGGCTCTGGATCAGGGAGGAGAGCTGGTCCTTGACCGACTTGCCGTTGATCCGCATCTGGCCCGTGAGCTCCTGGAGGCGGTCGTAGGCGGACTGCCCGTTCTTGAGCTTGATGGCACGGAGGTCGATGCCTCCCGGCAGGGTGCTCCGGGGAGCCCCGACCGAGATGAGGCTGTCCGCCAGCTCACGCTTCACGGGATCCTTGGTGCGGCTCGAGGCTGTCCCGGGGAGGAACATGCTGCCCCACCCTTCGTTGCCCTTGAGGGGTTCCCCGAGGGCGTTGCGGACCTTGTCCACGGAATCCCCGTAGCCTGGGAGTCGCGCACGGATGGCATCCATCATGGAGCGGACCTCGCGGACATCGGGGTCCATGCCGTAGGTCTCTGCCTGGGCGAGGACGTTGGGGACGAGGGCACCCGCGTACTGCCGCTGGAGTCTCTTGAAGTCGTTCTCGTCGCCCGTGAGCGCACCGAGGGTGGTCACGATGCCCCGGAGGTAACTCTTGTTGGTGACGTTGTTCGCCACCGAGCCGATGACCGCCGTGGCGATCTGCATGACGGCATCCTGGTCCTCCGGGGACGGGTCGTAG